CTCTGCACCTAAAATGGGATCACAGGAAAAGAAACTAGCACAAGGTGCTCTCAAAGGTGCTAGAGACATGGCTGCCGTACTTGGATTGGTCCGAGGCAAAGACGGTGTGGCCAGGCCACCAGAGACTAAAAAGAAAGGTGTGGCGGAGCAACAAGCAGTCAAAGAAAGTCTGCGGCCGGGTGAATATCATGTGGCCACAGTCACACTCGACAACGGCGATGTAAGAAAGTTCAAAGTAAAATCTGACGAAGGTTTTACAGATGTGATTAAAAACTTTTATGCACGTCAAGGACGCAAAGTCACCAACATTGACATGGATTGGTCCGTGCAGGGTGATTTCTATGAACAAAGCCAGCCTGGCACAAAGATTCCACAAAAGAGTGTGATGCAAGGCTATACAGTTTTTTACGATCCTAGAACAAAAACCGTCAGTGTCACTCGTGGTGGCGACAGTGCAGAAGCTGCCATTGAGCAAGCACGTATTAATCAACCAACTATGCTGGCATTTAGATCTGCTGTGGATCGTATGATTAACAAGATCGAGGATGACCAAGGTCTAACAGAATCTACAGTAGATGACGAAATTGAAAAACACCTAATGGAAATGCGCCACGCAGGTTACGATATTTCTGAAGGCTATGGTAGTTACTATTGCAGTACCAAAAAGAAAATGGTACAACGCAAAGGCCCTAAACAATCACGTAGCAGTAAATGACCAACTCAATAAACGAAAAGTGGAGCGACAAATACAAACGCTCAATCAATTGTTCTAATCCCAAAGGGTTTAGTCAAAAGGCACATTGTGCTGGTCGTAAAAAAACCAACGAAGACTCCTCAGACTGGGAGTTTAAAAATATCGACAAACTAGATTATGTACTAATGTCCTTGTGCAAAATGATTGTGCAAGCACAGAAGATCAATTCTGATCTGGGTATGGTGGCGGCATGTGTTATTGATACACAAGATCGTCGTGTAATGGGAATTAATTATCCCGACAGCGAAGGCAAGCGTGTACATGCAGAACGTGCCGCTATCGAGAATTATACCAAGCAGTACGGAGAAATTCCAGAGGGTAGTATTATTGTTACTACACTAAGCCCTTGCACAGATGACGAAATGCACGAACGTCACGGAGATAGTTGTGCTAGTTTAATTTCCAATACAAACGTACACAAGGTTTATTGTGGGTATATGGATCCTAGTCAACAAGATGTTAACAGAGATTACAACCTAATGGTTACAGAAAATCAAAAAATGCAAGCATTGTGCAAAGACTTTGCTGACACATTTTTAGACGAAGGTCGCAAAAGAAAAAAGAAAACAAAATCTCTGGCTAGTCCTTACTATGTAGGCTACGGGTGGTATGGGCACAACGATACTACTGGTGCAGGCGATGGTGGCGGCATTGGAGAAAACTTTGCAGATGGTAAGAATCCAGGACGTAAGGGTCTAGCTAAACGTATGGGCGTCGACTGCAAGCAACCAGTTAGTAAATTAAGATCGATTGCTAAAAATAGCACAGGCGAAAAACAACGTATGGCACATTGGTGTGCCAATATGAAATCGGGTAAAAAGAAATGAACCCAAACGAATATCCAGTATATCCAGAAGACGACGGATACGATACACCGAAGAATCCGTTTTCACCAGTTTAAAAGAACACACCTTAGGACCGTACTTGTTACGGTGTGTGTGCCCGGCTGCTGGGCTTGAACATTTGGGAGTCGTGCCCCACGCGATGTTCAAAAAGTGAGCAATAATTCCAAAACACTCTTGCTTTTCACAACAAATGCTGTATAATAAACTTTTCAAATAGGAGAAACTATGTCATCAGGACCACGCATGTTCAGCGGTGAACAAAAACTTAAACTAACACAAATCATCAATGAGGGTGTTGGTGTGCTACAAGAAATCGAAGATCTTAACGCAGGACTTAACGACACAGTTAAAGCCATTGCCGAAGAAATGGAAATCAAACCAGCTATTTTAAAGAAGGCTATTAAGATTGCACAAAAGTCTAAGCTAACAGATACTAATGCCGACCACGAAGAATTAAACACTATTCTTGAAACAGTAGGCAAAACTCTTTAATGCTTCAATTCAGAGCTTGGCTAATATCCACTCAGGGTTACATTAAACGTGACTTCAATGAATGGCCGTTGAGATTTTGTGCCGAAGTATTTGCTTGGGCATGTAGCGTAATTAGTGCTATTATCTTTGCGGCCAGCGTACCACATATTCCTGTAGTTCCGTTGTACTCAATATTCATTGCTGGATGTTGTGCTAGTGCATGGACTTGCTGGACTCGTGGTAGTTTTGGTTTATTGGCCAATTATATATTTTTGATAATCATTGATGCTGTTGGATTAATAAGGTTTTTACTGCATTGAAAATTTTAATAGTTGGAGATAGCTTTGCCGCAGATTGGACAGTCAAGTATGATGTAGTTGGCTGGCCAAATTTACTTGCACAGGAGCATGACGTAGTTAACAATGCTCAAGCAGGTTGTGGTGAATACAAAATATTTCTACAGTTAAAGCAACACAATCTTTCCAACTATGACGCAATCATTGTCAGTCACACCAGTCCCTACAGACTGCATGTAGATGAGCACCCAGTACACAAAAATGATCCACTGCACTACAACAGTGATTTTATCTACGCTGATGTAGTAGAACATGGTTTAAAGGATGTAGCTGAATTCTACAAAAAGTATTTTGACATGGAATATGCCGAGTTTGTACACGGGTTGATTTGTAAAGAAATTGATCAGTTAACTAAAGCCTGCCCAGTTATACATATCACACACAGCACGTGGGATAACTTATATAAGTTTCATAATATGATAGACTTCACCGGAGTACATAAACGTAATTCAGGCTTTGCAAATCATTACAACAACGCCGGTAATATATTAGTCTTTGAAGAAATAAAATCTCGATTAGCCAATATGTAATCAGCGGCAGCTTGATGTGCAGTCACTCCAGGATGGGTATTTGTAAAAGAGTACCCATTCTTTTTGGACCAATCTAAAAATCCTGTGTCATCAAACCACTGTACATTGTCCCAAGGTAACATTAGTTTTATTGTTTGCACATAGTCATCGTCAAGGTTCCACGTATGGCTGTTTCTTAACTCATTGTTATCAAACACAAACAAATAATCTAGGCCCATGCCTTCTAAGAACTGTGTTGCTAGAGCAATTTCTTTCATGCTGGTAATGACTTCAGTGTATTCATAATTACCTGGCCCACGATACCAATCGCGAACAAAACCAGTTTGTTCACTCCACGGACTAACATCTTGCCAGTCCGTTTCTGTTCTAAACTCATATCTGGTAGCACTGGTCCACATTACCAAAACTAAATCTGTTTGATCGTAATCTGTATAGCTGATTATCTGCCTAGCAATATTAGCATTAGAGGCCGCAGGTTTGGCTAAACACAGGTACTCTAGTCCCAGTTTCTGTGCTATAATACTAGACCAAGTACAGTTTTGATCCGGCAGTTCCGAACCATAAGTTATACTAGCACCAAAGGAAATGACTCTTGAATAGTTTGACATATGAATATTTAACTGCTATACTACAAGGCATAATTATTTGTATAGAGTCGTTCACTAAAGAACAAGTAGAGTGTGTGTGAGCTCGAAGTCGCACATAGGAGAATATATTGAGTTACATTGACGCCCTTTTTGACAGGGACAAAGATAGAATCCACGTTGTAGAACGTGTAAATAGTGAGCGTGTATTCCGTGAATACCCAGCCAACTATACATTTTACTACGACGATCCCCGCGGTAAGTTCCGCACCATTTACGGCACACCCGTAACACGTTTTAGTACCCGCAACAGTAAAGAGTTTCACAAAGAGCTACGCATTAACAGCAACAAGCGTCTTTGGGAATCAGACATTAACCCAGTGTTTAGATGTCTAGAAGAAAACTACATGGGTGCTACATCACCAAAATTACAAACAGCCTTTTTCGATATTGAGGTGGACTTTGATCCACTGCGAGGTTATTCCAAACCCGAAGATCCGTTTAATCCAATTACTGCGTTTTCAGTTTACTTAGACTGGATGGACAAGTTAGTTACATTGGTTGTTCCACCCAAGAGCTATTCATGGGAATCAGCCGAAGAAATTTGCAAGCAATATGACAACTGCTATTTGTTTGAAAACGAAGCAGACATGTTGAATACGTTCTTAGACTTGATTGACGATGCTGACATCCTGTCAGGTTGGAACTCAGAAGGCTTCGATATTCCTTATACCGTTATGCGTATTAACCGTGTACTCAGCAAAGACGATACACGCCGTATGTGCTTGTGGGGCCAATTCCCTAAACAGCGTACATTCGAACGCTTTGGTGCAGAGAATCTAACATTCGACTTAATTGGTCGTGTGCATATGGACTATATGCAACTGTATCGCAAGTACACATACGAAGAGCGTCATAGCTATAGCTTGGATGCCATTGGCGAATACGAAGAATGCGGTAGTAAAGTTGCCTATGAAGGCACACTAGATCAATTGTATAACAAGGACTTTCCTAAGTTCATTGACTATAACCGACAAGATACAATGTTGCTGGCCAAGTTAGATAAGAAACTGCGTTTCTTAGATCTTGCTAACGAACTAGCACACGACAATACTG